CCCAAAAAATTCTCCGGGGGGTTATATTCTGAGAACAATCCTAGAAAGGAGATTAAAAATTTATGCCTATTGTTTCATTAGATACTTTAAAAGGTTACTTTGATGACGGGGATGTTCCAAATGGGGCAGAATATGTAGATTTAATAGATACTCTTTCTATAAATTCTGGCACTGCTATTAGCGAATTTTTAAGTTTAATAGGTTTAAGAGGTTTTTGGCCGATGGGTCCAATGAATGAAACTCCATTGACTTTGGATATCTCGTCGAATTCTAGAAACCTAACTAAAGCAGGAGCAGGTGCTAGTGTATCTTATGATGACAATGTTGCAAAGTTTATTCCTTATAGTAATTTTTATGCTAGCCAATTTTTATATAGAAATGATGAAGCCGGTTTAGATATTACTGGAACTGAAACTTCGGTTCATTCTAGTATGAGAGGATTAACTATAGGATGCTGGGTTAGAATTCCTTCAACTGCTCCTGCTGCTGATACCGGCATCATTGGCAAATATTATACTACTGGAAATCAAAAATCCTATTTATTATATAGAAGGTACAGTACTAATAAATATAATTTTGTAATTTCTAACGATGGAACTACTGGAGTCCAAATCGAATCAAGTCTTACTCTTTCTGAAACAGGTGGTTGGTCTTTTATTGTCGGGAAATTTGACCCAATAACTGAAGTATCAATTTTTCATAATGGATATTGGTATAAAAATACTACGAGTATTCCTTCGAGTATTTTTGTTTCGACTGCGAGATTAGAAATTGGTTCTTTTAATAACGGTTTAACTAGTACTACTTGGACTCATAATGGAGCGCTTTATTTTTTAACAGCCTCTGCTCTAACAAGTCTTCAAATAGAGCATCTTTATGCAATAACTAAACCAATGTTTATGTTTTAATTAAATGATTTCCAAGTACTTTTCTAAGAGATACCAATACTATAAAAATTATGGTTTATTCCATTTCTCCTTTCAAGAGCCTTTATCGGTATTCAAAAAGTATTGGTATCTCTAAGAAAAGTACTTGGAAACTTAAAAGAAAAGGAGAAAAAACTATGTTAGAAGTTGGTTTCTTTATTTGGAAACTATCATCGATGCCATCAGATCCTATGGATTTGGTTGCAATTTGCAAGAAGTATAAGATCAAAAGAGTCGCTATCAAGGTTGCAGAGTATCTTTACAACTATAATGCACTAAACGGAGACAAACCTTTGATGGATTACATTGATGTTTTAAGGGAGAATGACGTTTATAATGTAATTGTCGAAGGTTGGGGCTATCACTATCCTGATAAGCCAGGCCCTCAAGGCGAAAAAATAGAAGAAAGACGTCAGAAGCTTAAGTTAGATACTTACCATGTCAATTGTGAAGGTGAATGGAAACAGCCATGGGGTATGCCAGCAGCAATGAAGACCTTACTCGACAAACCAAAGGTGAATGGTTTTGAAATCCTTGGATGTACTTACAGGTATCCAAGTAAACACGCTCCTTTTCCTTTTGATGCAATGATGAATCATCAAACTACTGATGGAGCATCTCCTCAGGTTTATTGGGCACTATCTCATGATCCAGTTGATCAGATTGAAAAGTGTTTAGGGGAGTATTCAAAATGGGGTAAGCCAGTTTATCCTCTTATCTCTACTTTTGGTGCTAGTTTTAGTGTCGATGGTAAACCAGTTTATTGGGAGCCATCCATCAAAGAGATTGAAGATGGTCGTGCATATTGTGAACTCTTAAATGTTGGTAGAATGTATGCTTGGTCACTAGATTGGACTCTTGCTCGTAAACGTTTCGACATGATTGAAGCTGCTACTGGTTACTCTGATGACACTCCTCCTGTGCAACCTCCTCCAGAGAAAGATTATTTCACTATTGTTAATTGCAAGTATTTGAATGGACGATCTGAGATTAAGATTGATCCTAATAACATTCTTGTTACTGTGAAAGCAGGTTTGGAAGTTAAGAATCTTAAAACTCAGAACGGACAGTGGCAATTTGTTGGACTTGATAAAATCAAATGCTGGATGCATGGTGACTACTTAGATTAGTAAGGAGGAACTGTCAAAATGGGTGCGCCAAAGAAAGCTACTAGAAAGTCTAATCGGCGAGGTGCTCCAGCTACATCTGTAGAAGCAAGAGAGAATCAACTAATTTCTCTAGCTGTCGATTTGGCGTCAAAGCAACTTTCTGAAGGAACAGCATCGGCACAAGTCATAACCCATTATTTGAGACTTGGAACAACTAGAGAGCGCTTAGAGAAAGAAAAGTTAACCCAAGAAAATAAGCTATTAGAAGCTCGAACTAAAGCTCTTCAATCAGCAGAAAAGGTTGAAGAGCTTTATGCTAATGCTTTGGCTGCTATGCGTTCTTATAGTGGATCGGAGGAGAATGAAATTGATGACTCCAATGATTAGGTCCTATAGAGAGTTGAGAAGGTTGCATACATTTAAAGAACGTTATGATTATTTGCGATTGAAAAGTTCTATAGGTGTTGCAACTTTTGGTTTCGATCGATATCTGAATCAGAGTCTATACAGATCTCAAGAATGGAAACAAATTAGAGATCGTGTTATAGTTAGAGATGAAGCTTCCGACCTTGGTATAGCTGGATACGATATTTTTAGTCATATAGTTATCCATCATATGAATCCTTTAAAGCCAGAAGACATTGAAGATGCTACAGACATAGTTTTCGATATGGATTATCTTATTTGTACAAGTCATAGGACTCATATGGCTATTCATTATGGCGATGAGTCTTTACTATATAAACCATTAGTAGAACGTCGCCCTGGCGATACAGTTCCATGGCGATAAAGGAGTTTTTATGGATAGTATATTACTAACTATAAAGAAAATGCTTGGAATTGAAACAGATTACGACGGCTTTGACGTTGATATTATTGTTGGGATTAATTCTGCATTTATGTCACTTAATCAACTTGGAGTTGGGCCAGAAATTGGTTATGGTATTACCACTATTGATGATGAATGGGCTGATTTTTTAGTAGCAGATACAAATTTAGAAGGTGTAAAGAGTTATGTTTATCTTAAAACTCGTCTCTTATTCGATCCACCATCTAATTCATTTTTAGTAGATGCTATAACAAAACAGATTACTGAGCTAGAATGGCGTCTCAATGTTCAAGCTGATACAGTTGCAGAATAAGGAGATTCTATGAATGAATTTTTAAAGCATTATGGCGTTTTAGGGATGCGCTGGGGCAAAAGAAAAGCTAGGAGCGTTTCTTCTGATCATTCTAGAGCAAGATCGTTAAAGAAAAAGCATATTAGCGAGCTTTCGGATGACGAGTTAACAACCTTAAATAAACGTTTGAATTTAGAGAAAAATTATAGTTCTTTAAATCCTTCTAGAGTTACAAAAGGTAAAAACGCGGTAACTGGAGTAATGAAAGGGGTTGGTGCTGTTACTGGATTCGCTGCTTCTCTAGGAACTCTAATAGCACTAGGACAAAAAATAGTTAAGGCAAAAGGATAACTATGAATGATAATGTTTTAACTCATTACGGTGTTTTAGGAATGCGTTGGGGACGATCTAGAAGGCAACAAAGTATTGACTCTGGAAAAACTTTTAGATCAAAAAGACAAAAAAATATTGACTCTGGAAAAACTTTTAGATCTGCTCATCAGAAAAATATTGACTCTAGAAAAACCAGCATTGCGAAAGGTGCCGACGGAAGAAAAGTTAATAAATTATTAGGTAAGAGAAATCGTGAAAAAGTAAAAAAGCTTCTTTATAATAAAAATTGGAAAAAGGATATGGCTAATGATCCATTGATTAAATCTGGTAAAAATTTTATAAAGTCAAGGATCAAGAAGTTCGAAGCTAAACAATTTAAGGAAGCAACAGCCGATATTCAAAGATTAAAAAGTCAAGGTAAAATTAAAGAGGCAAAAGGTCTTCAAGAAGAGTTAGATTATTTATATGGTTAAAGGTTTATATTCTTAACTTAATTAAATTGAAAAAGGAGATTCACAATGACAGCAAGAACTGCAGCACAATATTTGGCACTGGCAGAAACTACCATAAAGAATTCTGCAAGGGGTAGATGGAAACTAACACTTCGTCGAGCTGTTCAATATACTCAGCATGAGAACGAAGGCGAAGAGCTTTTGGCACAGGCTGTAGCAACAGCTTTGGAAGCTGTTTACGACGAAGGTGTTGTAGACGGCGGGACTTAATTAAGCTAAATAATTATGACATTATCTAATAAAGCCACTCCAATATATTATGGCGAATTTCGTGATAAAGTCATTAGAGGTGAGATCCCTGTGTGTCGGGAAATTTCACTTGAGATGAACAGGATTGATAAATTAATAGAGAATCCTGGGATCTATTACGATGACGAAGCCATAGAAGGCTTTGTTAGATTCTGTGAAAACGAGCTCACACTAACTGACGGATCCGATTTGCATCTTCTTGATTCTTTCAAACTTTGGGCAGAACAAATATTTGGTTGGTATTATTTTATTGAAAGAAGTGTCTATGTTCCTTTGCCAAATAATAAAGGTGGACGTTATGTTCGTAAAAGAATTAAGAAGCGATTAGTTAATAAGCAGTATCTTATTGTTGCTCGAGGTGCCGCGAAGTCTATGTACGCTTCCTGCATTCAGAATTACTTTCTGAATGTAGAGACTGCTACGACTCATCAGATTACAACGGCTCCTACGATGAAGCAAGCTGAAGAAGTAATGTCGCCAATGAGGACAGCTATTATACGTTCTAGAGGACCTCTATTCAAGTTTCTCACAGAAGGTTCTCTTCAGAATACTACTGGCTCTAGAGCAAATAGAGTTAAGTTAGCCTCGACCAAAAAGGGAGTTGAGAATTTTCTTACTGGTTCTATAGTTGAGATTAGACCTATGTCCATTGACAAGCTACAAGGACTTCGTCCGATGGTATCGACGATTGACGAGTGGTTGTCAGGAGACATTCGTGAGGATGTTGTAGGTGCAATTGAGCAAGGCGCATCCAAGATGGATGACTATCTTATAGTTGCTATGAGCTCAGAGGGAACCATACGCAATTCTTCAGGGGATACAATCAAAATGGAACTTATGGACATTCTTAAGGGAAAGTATTTGAATCCTCATGTTTCAATTTGGTATTATCGCCTTGACGAGTTGAAAGAAGTAGCAGATCCTTCTCTATGGTTGAAAGCAAATCCGAATCTTGGACGAACTGTTACTTACGAAACCTATCAATTAGATGTTGAACGAGCCGAACAAGTTCCAGCAGCAAGGAACGACATCTTAGCAAAAAGGTTTGGTATTCCTATGGAGGGTTATACTTATTTCTTCACCTACGAAGAAACCCTTCCGCATAGACGTAGAGATTTTTGGCAACTTCCATGTGCTCTTGGAGCAGATCTTTCACAAGGTGATGATTTCTGCGCCTTTACATTTTTATTCCCACTTTCAGATAATTCGTTTGGAGTTAAAACTAGATGCTATATATCTTCGTTGACTCTTAAGAAATTACCTGGAGCTATGAGACAGAAGTATGAACAGTTTCTAGATGAGACCAGTTTACAAGTATTAGAAGCTCCAGTTCTTGACATGATGGAGGTATATGAAGATTTAGACAATTTCATAATAGAATTAGGTTATGATGTTCGTTGTTTAGGTTTTGACCCATACAATGCTAAAGAATTTGTTGAGCGATGGGAAAAAGAGAATGGCCCATTTGGTATTGAGAAAGTCATCCAAGGATCTAAAACTGAATCGGTTCCTCTTGGGGAATTGAAGACGTTAGCTGAGGAACGAATGCTCATCTTTGACCAAGAACTTATGAGTTTTGCCATGGGTAATGCGATTACCATTGAAGATACTAATGGGAATCGTAAACTCTTGAAAAAGCGCTATGAGCAAAAGATCGATCCTGTCGCAGCAATGATGGATGCCTACGTAGCATTTAAAGCTAATAAAGAAGCTTTTGAATAGATTTTATAAGAAGGAGGCGATGCATAGTGCCAGATTCAATACTTACTAGATTAAGATCAGCATGGAACATTTTTCGATATGGCGAAAGTTATTTCGAACCTTATGTGAATTATGGTACTGGTTATAGCATAAGGCCTGATAGATTAAGGATGTATCTTGGAACAGAAAGATCTATCATTTCATCTATCTATACACGTATAGGAATAGATGTAGCAGCAATACCTATTAACCATGTACGTTTGGATCAAAATGGAAGATTTCTTGAGATTATTCAATCTGGACTAAACAATTGCCTTTCGTTGGAAGCCAATATTGATCAGACCGGTCGTGCTTTTATTCAAGATGTAGTAATGAGTATGTGCGATGAAGGAGTCGTAGCTATTGTTCCTGTCGATACGACGCTCAATCCGACGACATCTAGCGCATATGATATCCTAACTATGCGAACGGCGAAAGTTGTTCAGTGGTTTCCAGAACATGTTCGTGTTAATGTCTATAATCAGGCAACAGGTCAAAAGGAAGATTTAACACTTTCGAAAACCATGGTTGCAATTCTTGAGAATCCGCTTTATGCAGTAATGAACGAGCCCAATTCAACTTTGAAAAGACTAATTGATAAGTTGAATTTGTTGGACGCAATAGATAATCAAAGTGGCTCCGGTCGATTGGATGTAATTATTCAATTACCTTATGTTATTAAGTCTGAAGCAAAAAGAGAACAAGCAGAGAAGAGACGGCAAGAACTAGAAGATCAATTGAAAGATTCTAAGTATGGTATAGCCTATGCCGATGGAACTGAAAGAATTACACAGCTGAATCGGCCAGTCGAAAACAGCCTGATGGGACAGATTGAGTTCTTAACGAGTATGCTTTACAGCCAGTTGGGTCTAACTCGAGAAATCTTTGAGGGTACTGCTGATGAAAAGGCTATGCTAAATTACTACAATCGTACTATTGAGCCTATCTTGTCTACTATAACTGATGGGATGAAGAGAGTTTTCTTAACGAAAACTGCTAGGTCTCAAGGTCAATCTATCTTAGCCACTAGAGATCCGTTTAGATTAGTTCCAGTTGAACAACTCGCAGAGATCGCAGACAAATTTACTAGGAACGAAATTGTTACCGGTAATGAGATGCGTGGGATCATTGGCTTCAAGCCAAGTTCTGATCCGACAGCTGATGAATTAAGAAACAAAAATCTAAACGAAGCTGAGCCAAAGGTTGAAGATAAGAAAGTCCCAATAAACAATCAAAATGGAAGGAGTAAGTCAAATAATGTTAAAGAATAACTACGACTTTGGTGGTTACGTAACAAAATACGGTGTCAAATGCACTGATGGTAGAACCATTCTTAAAGACGCATTTAAAGACAATCACGAAAAGGTTGTCCCATTGGTCTGGCAGCATCAGCATAATGATCCAAGTAACGTTCTTGGACACGCTTTGCTTGAAAGTCGAGAGGATGGTGTCTATGCGCATTGCAAGTTCAATAATAGTGAAGCTGGTAGCAATGCTAAACTTCTTGTTGCTCATGGTGATGTCACAGCTTTGTCTATTTATGCTAATAACCTCGTTGAAAAATCTAAGAATGTTATCCATGGTTTTATCCGCGAAACAAGTCTTGTTTTAGCTGGTGCTAATCCTGGAGCGCTGATTGATAATATTGCAATCGCTCATTCCGATGGCTCTATTACAGAGCTTGACGACGAGGCAATTATTTTTACTGGTTTGAACATCGATCAAGAAACCGAAGAGATTGAAGAAGTTAAAGAAGTTAAGCATGCTGACGGTGGCGATGACGATAAAACTATTCAGGATGTTTTTAACACTCTCTCCGAGGAACAAAAAACTGCTGTTTATGCTATTGTAGGCGCTCTGCTTGAGGATGAAGGAGAAGAAGAAGTAGAGCAATCAAATATTCAAGATGAAGGAGATTCCAATATTATGAAAAAGAACGTTTTTGATGCTTCTGTTGTTAAAAATGATGATCGTCCTCAGTTGACTCATGCGCAGTTTGCTGAAATTCTTGAGGACGCAAAGAAAATGGGTTCATTCCGAGCTTCTTTCTTGGCCCATGCAGGAACTTACGGTATCGATAATATAGATTACCTCTTTCCCGATGCGCAGGCTGTAACTTCTGAGCCGACCCTCATTAAGCGTGATATGGAATGGGTGGCTGGTGTTATCAATGGCTCTCGTCATACTCCATTTTCTCGTATTAAGTCTTTGCATGCTGATATTACTGTTGAAACCGCTCGTGCTCTTGGCTATGTGACTGGAGCACTTAAGAAAGAGGAAGTGTTTGGTCTTCTGCGTCGAATTACTACTCCAACAACCATCTATAAGAAACAGAAGCTCGATCGTGATGATATTATCGATATCACCGATTTAGATGTTGTATCCTGGCTGAAGCGTGAGATGCGGCTGATGCTGGACGAGGAAATTGCTCGTGCTGTTTTGTTTGGTGATGGTCGTGATCCAGTTACTGAAGCAGATGATAAGATTGACGAAACATCCATCCGCCCAATTTGGAAAGATGCAAATATGTATTCGCATCATGTTTTCTTAGCGAATACTGTAACAGATGAAGAAGCTATCGATGAAGTTGTTCGAGCTCGAATTGCATATCGTGGTTCTGGATCTCCCACAATGTTTGTTGGTCCTACGATTTTAACCGAATGGCTTCTTTTAAAGGACGCAGACGAGCATCGTCTTTATTCTACGATGTCTGAACTTGCTGCTGCAATGCGTGTTTCTAGTATTGTAGAAGTTCCTCTGATGGATGGTCTTGAGCGTGATATTGACCCGCTGTTTCCTGATGGTGGTGGAACTCCGGCTGGTCATGATTTGCTTGCTATCATTGTCAACATGCGCGATTACACTATGGGCGCTGACAAAGGTGGTCAGGTGTCGTTCTTCGACGACTTCGATATCGATTACAACCAGTATAAGTATTTACTGGAAGGTCGGATGTCGGGAGCGTTGGTTCTGCCTAAGTCTGCACTCGTGATCGAGCGCGATCAGGCCTAATAGGAGTTTATCATGGCAAAGTTTCAGGGAAAAATAGGTTTCGTTAATAGCCAAGAAACTGCGCCAGGTGTGCATTCTGAGGTTATTACAGAAAGAAACTATAAAGGTGATATTTTACGTAATAGCCAAAGTTGGGAACGAGGAGAATATTTAAACGATAATATTGATATTTCTAATCGTTTAAGTATTGTTGCTGATCAGTTTGCTTATGATAATCTTTCATATATGCGTTATATTTTCTGGATGAACGCCAAGTGGAAGATAAAATCTATCGATATTCAGAGACCTCGTTTAATCTTGACTGTTGGAGGGGTGTATAATGGGTGATAGATTAGATCTTCATACTATTCTTGGAGATATACCTGGTGTTTCTGCCGTATATTTTCAACCCCCTTCAACAGTAAGTATGGTTTATCCATGTATTGTCTATCAAAGAAGTCTTATAAGAATTAGACATGCTAATAATAATCCATATTCTCATAAAAAGCAATATACTGTAACGGTGATAGATAAAAATCCCGATACAGTTATTCCAGATTATGTTGGATTATTAGAAAGTGCAAGCTTTGATAGGCGTTATGTTGTTGATAATTTATATCATGATGTCTTTACTATATATTTTTAAAGGAGTATATATACAATGACTGCATTAGTTTGGGATGATGCTGGAAATCGTTTTTATGAAACTGGTATTGATCATGGTGTCCTATATCCCATCGACACCAATGGGGCATATCCACTCGGTGTTGCTTGGAACGGACTTGTTAGTGTTACTGAGTCTCCAAGTGGTGCTGAACCTACTGCCCTATATGCTGATAATATTAAGTATTTGACTCTTCTGTCAGCAGAAGAACTCGGACTTACTATTGAGGCATACACCTATCCTCCAGAATTTGAAGAATGTGACGGAAGTGAAGCTGCCGTTCTTGGTACTTATTTGTCTCAGCAAAGCCGTAAACAATTTGGTTTGTGCTTTCGGACCAAAGTAGGTAATGATGTTGATGGAGAAGACCATGGATATAAATTGCATCTTGTTTATGGTTGTTTGGCTTCTCCTTCTGAGAAAGCTTATCAGTCCATTAACGAATCACCAGAGGCAATTACTTTTAGCTGGGAAGTTAGTACAACGCCTCCATCCATTACTGGTGGCTATAAGCCAACTTCGTTGATCATCATTGATTCTAGGACAGCAGATGCTGCTAAACTTACAGCGTTGGAAGTGATTCTTTACGGCGCAACTGCTGTAGATCCTGAACTTCCTCTGCCTAACGAAGTCATCACCTTGATGACTCCTGCGTAAGTTTTATATTTATTAGAGCCCTGACATTTGTTGGGGCTCTTTTTTTGTTTTAAGGAGATGCAAGATGGGACTTATTGAACTATTGATTATTTTTTTAGTTGTAGCGTTTGTATTCTATATCCTTACCAAGTATGTTGTTCCCGCCCTTCCTCGTCCTTGGGGAGTGGTCATTTTGGTTATCACAGCAATTGTTGTAGTTTTATTTTTGCTTGATAAAATCGGTATGTTAGCCCTATAAAGGAGAATTGAAATGGCAGATTATTTGCATAATGATGTGTATGATACAGGACTTTCTCAACTAACTACTATTGTTGAGAATCTTTATATTTGTTCTCAACAGCCAGCGACTTTTGCAGAAGCAAGTGCGACATATAAACTAGGAACGAAGGCTACTCCAACTATCACTGGTCCCACTGACAAAGCTGGTGGTGGTCGTGAGGTTACTGTTAGTGCAATCAGTGATGGTGCAGTTCAGGCAACTGGTACTGCTAGTCATTTTGCATTGTGCGATAATAGCGCATCTAAATTATTGGCAGCAGGAGATCTAGCAGCTACTCAGGCTGTGACGAATGGGAATCCTTTTACCTTGACGAGCTTCAAGATCGGTATTCCTGCTCCTACTACTTAGGAGTAAATCATGGCTCAATATGCTAGACCTGATAGTGACATCGAACGTACTGGTATTGGAGGAGGTACTTATGCGTCTATAGATGAAGTCACAGCTAGTGATACTGACTTTGTTTATGGTAATGAAAATGCTACTGTTCTTTATAGAACTGGTTTATCAGATGTCGAACTACCGACTACCAAAACTGGTCATACATTTCGCTATCGTCTAGTAAAATTGAATAATACAACACCAGATGGTGCTGGGAATGCAGTTTATGGTACAGTTTCTTTATATCAAAATACCACTTTGATTAAAAGTGATACTCAAAAAACTTGTACTGGAACTTGGACTGCATATAGTTTGACTTTATCTGAATCAGAAGCCAATACTATAACAGATCCTACTAATCTCATAATGAGATTAGATTCCCCACCATCTGGTGGTAGTGCTTCAACTAGAAGAGCTATTGGTATAAGTTGGTTCGAATTTGAGTTACCAGATGCGCCAGTACATGATGATCTTACTGGTGAAGATATCGTAACACCAGCAGCAGTTCTTGGCAGTCCTACTTTAGCCCAAACACATGTTATATCTAGCGAAGATATTGTTACACCTGCGGCAGTTCTTGATGCACCAACCATAGGACAAACACATGTTATATCTAGCGAAGATATTGTAACACCAGTAGCAGTTCTCAATGCGCCAACTCTTACAAGTTCTGGGTCTGATGCATTAACAGCAGAAGACATCTATACTGAGAATGCAGTATTAGAAGCAGCAACGATAGCTCAAACACATGTTATATCTTCTGAGGATATCTATACTGAGGCTGCAGTATTAGAAACACCAACATTAACTCAAACACATGTTATATCTTCTGAGGATATTGTTACATCTCCTGCGGTTTTGGATGCACCAACACTTTCATCTCAAGGTGGTGGTACTCCTCCATCTCAGTCTGGAACTCGCGGTCTTATATCGTCGGCTCTGAATAGTGGTTCTCAATCAATAACGGTTCCTACTGATACAGATTGTGTTTTACTTGTATGCGCCTGGTGGGAGAATATTCAAGATGCTAATTTTGATACCTTAACACTTGGAGGAAATTCATTTACACTTGTTCGTGTGATTGATAGTTATGAGACTAGCGGAAATCATGGTTGGATAGGAGTTTGGCGTCTTGACAATCCTACTGCTGGTTCTCAGACATTTGCTTGGGATTATACGACTACAGAAACTCCAGATGAGGGTTTTAACTTTGCCTTTTTATGGTTAAAAGATGTTGATACGAGCAGTGATCCGATCCGCGATGTTGATGTCGCAATGGCAACAAGTGCTGGTGGTTTGCAAACATTAACTAGTGGGTCTTTTTCTTCTGATACAAATGATCTTTGTCTTGTATTTGGTTACAGTTACCAAACTGGTAATGGAAATCCAGCTCCATCTGGTGCTGGACAAACTGAAATATCTAGTGATTATGCTTTGCAATGCGAAGTATGTATTGGTTATAAAGCTGGAGTATCTGGTACTACAACAATGCAGTTTTATGGTAACTATCCTGCAACTATAGCTTTATCAATTAAAGGTGTAGGTGGTGTAAGTGGCGATGATTTAACTGCTGAGGATATTATAACATCTGCAGCAGTTCTCGATACTCCAACAATAGCTCAGACACACGTTATATCTTCAGAGGATATTCTAACATCCACTGCGGTTTTGGAAGCCCCAACACTTAGTAGTGGGACTACATATGACTTAACTGGTGAGGATATTCTAACACCTCCGGCAGTTCTTGAGGGTCCTACGATAGGTCAAAGTCATATTCTAACTTCTGAAGAGATAGTTACTGAGAATTCTGTACTTGGAACTCCTTCTATTGCTCAGACTCATGCTTTATCGTCAGAAGATATTAATACTGAGAGTGTAGTAGTTGGAACTCCTTCTTTAAGTCAAACACATGCTTTATCATCAGAAGATATAAGTAGCGAGAGTACTATACTTGGAACTCCTTCTATTGCTCAGACTCATGCTTTATCATCAGAAGATATAAGTAGCGAGAGTACTATACTTGGAACTCCTTCTATTGCTCAGACTCATGCTTTATCATCAGAAGATATTAATACTGAGAACGCGGTATTAGAAGCACCGAACTTATATACTGGTCTTACTCATGATTTAACCTCAGAAGATATTTATACTGAGAACGCTGTACTTGGAAGTCCTTCCATTTCTCAGACTCATGTATTATCTTCCGAGGATATTAATACTGGGAATGCTGTACTTGGAAATCCTGCATTAGCCCAAACTCATATTTTTGTTTCTGAGGATATTAGTACTGAGAGTGTAGTAGTTGGAAGTCCTTCTTTAAATCAAACACATGCTTTATCATCAGAAGATATTAATACTGAGAGTGTAGTAGTTGGAAGTCCTTCTTTAACTCAGACACATGCTTTAACTTCAGAAGAGATAGTTACGGAACCTGCTATTTTCACAGAACCAGTATTAAGTAGTGGACTTATACATGAGTTAGAAGCAGAAGATATTACTACTCAGTCTGCTATACTTGCTACTCCTTCCTTAGGACAAACATACCAAATAGAGTCAGAAGATATTAGTACTGAAGCTGTTATATTTGGTAGTCCATCCATTGGACAGAGACATGCTCTATCAGCTGTAAGTATTAATACTGAACCTGTCATATTTAGTAGTTCGACTTTAAGTCAAACTCATATTCTTAGTTCAGAAGATATTAGTACTCAACCTATTGCAATTGGTAATCCTTCTATAGGTCAAAGTCATATATTATCATCTGAAGATATTTTCACTCAACCTATTCTAATTGGCACTCCAATTTTAGTAAGTGAATTAACTCATGATCTTGTAGCAGAGGATATTTCTACTCAATCTGTTATATTTGATAGTCCTACGATAGGACAATTTCATGCTTTAATTTCTGAGGATATTTCACTTGGTATTCCGTATATTACTTCACCATTTTTATTTATGGAAGAGTTATTAACACCTATTGGGCGTACATATTATGTATACTTTGAGGATAGAGAATATATTATAGAGTATGAAGATCGAAATGTCAAAATTTATAATGAAGAACGTACCATTCCCATAGAATAGGAGGATTATGAAGACGTTCGAAAAAGATCCGGATGCAGTCCTAGATTATTATTGGGATTGGACTGATTGGTTGTCAGAAGGTGAAGCAATTGATGAGGCTACATTTGAATCTAGTTCTGAAGATTTAGTTGTTGATTCTTATACAATTGCTGGAAGTAAAGTTTTAGCTGTAATATCTGGTGGGACTGGAGGAGCAAATCCAATTATTACATGTAGAATAACTACAAATGGAACTCCTCCAAAAACGGACGATAGATCTGTTAGATTTGAAATTAGGGAAAGATAACTTGAAAGGAGAAAAGTATGCTGAAAAAGACAATAAAGTACGTTGATTATGATGGTATTGAACGAGAAGAAACTTTTTATTTCAATTTGACAAAGGCCGAAGTCACAGAATTAGAGACTTCTGTTGATGGTGGATTGTCAAAAATGCTTGAAAAGATAGTTGAAGAGAAAGATATTAAACGAACTATTGAAATGTTTAAGAAGATTATTTTACTTTCCTATGGCGAAAAGTCCCCTGATGGAAGGCGATTTGTAAAGAGTCAAGAACTCCGAGATGGTTTTTCACAAACCGAAGCCTATAGTGAGCTTTTTATGGAAATGGCAACTGATGCGAACGCTGCTATTGCTTTTATCAATGGGATTACTCCCCAAATGCCTAAAGAAGTAGAAAATTAATTTCAGGGAGACTAGGTATGTTGCAAATTACATTACCAGCTAAAGAAGTATATGATGAAGAAAAAGAAGAGTTCTTCACTATAAAAGAGCAATTTTTGCAGCTAGAGCACTCCCTAGTCTCCCTATCAAAATGGGAATCCAAATGGCGAAAGCCGTTTTTATCTGATAAAGAGAAAACTTTTGAGGAAATTACGGATTATGTTCGTTGTATGACGATTACTCAAAATGTAGATCCTGAGACATACAATTATATTGATCAGGGTGATATTAATAAAGTCAATAAATATATTGAAGATCCAATGACGGCGACAACTTTTAGCAATTTAGAAAAGAAAAAATCAAGAGAAGTTATTACAGCAGAAATTATATATTATTGGATGGTAACTTTTAATATACCTATGGAATGTCAGAAGTGGCATCTTAATAGATTATTAACTCTTATTAATGTTTGCAATATCAAAAATACTCCTTCTAAGAAAATGACTAAAAAGGAGCTAGCACATTATAATCATTCTTTAAATTCTGCAAGAAGAAGTACATTAAGTACAAGAGGATGACATCATGATTACCATAAAACATAAAGGAAGTTTCAAAAATATCGAGACGTTTTTTACGCGTTCGAAAAATATGAAAGTCGTTCCTATTTTAGAAAAATATGGGGCTAAAGGCATATCTGCTTTGTCTGCTGCAACGCCCAAAGACAGTGGTAAAACAGCTTCTTCCTGGGATTATAGAATTACTAGAGACACTTCCGGATACAATATCTCATGGTTCAACAAAAACGTTAGCAATGGAATAGCAATTGCGATACTTATACAGTATGGTCACGGAACTGGAACCGGAGGATATGTTCAAGCTTATGATTACATTAATCCATCTATGAAATCCATATTTGATTCCATAGCCGATGAATTGTGGAAGGAGGTAACCAGTCTATGACGACTGTCGATAATCGAGCTGTCGAACTTGGTTTCGATAACAAGCAATTCGAGAGTGGTGTGAAACAAAGTACCTCATCGTTAGATGCTCTTAAGAAGAGTTTGAATTTCGATCAGACATCAAAAAGCTTATTGAATCTAAATTCAGCGGCAAAAGGTTTTAATTTATCCAATATTGCGGACGGTGTCCAGCATGTTTCTAGTCGATTTTCTGCTCTTGGTATAATTGGTATGACCGTCCTACAAAATCTTACTACGGCAGCTATGCAATATGGTAAGAAAATAGTAGATGGTCTTCTAAAACCGATGAACGAGGGTTTGAAGGAATATGAGACCCAAATGAATGCAGTCCAAACCATCATGGCGAATACTGCATCAAAAGGAACAACCTTAAAGGACGTAAACGCTGCATTAGATGAGTTAAATACATATTCTGATAAAACCATCTATAATTTCACAGAGATGGCAAGAAATATTGGTACCTTTACTGCTGCTGGTGTTGGTCTGGATCAGTCAGTAGAGTCAATCAAAGGTATTGCTAACTTAGCTGCTGTATCTGGATCTAACTCACAACAAGCCGCCACAGCTATGTATCAATTGTCTCAAGCCATATCTAGTGGTACTGTAAGATTAATGGACTGGAACTCAGTTGTTAATGCTGGTATGGGTGGCGAAGTTTTCCAAAATGCTCTAAAAGAAACAGCCAGAGTTCATGGTATTGCTGTTGATGAAATGATCACTGATAATGGCTCTTTCAGAGAGTCTTTACAAGAGGGGTGGCTCACTACACAAGTTCTTACAGAAACTTTAGCTAAATTTACTGGGGACTTGAGCGCAGAACAACTTCGAAGTATTGGATATACAGAATCTCAGATTACAGAAATCATGAAACTTGGTGTGGTTGCGAGCGATGCAGCTACAAAAATTAAGACTCTTACCCAACTTAAAGAAACCATCCAGGAATCTTTGGTATCTGGATGGGCTGAGAGTTGGCGAATTGTTATTGGCGATTTTGAAGAAGCGAAAGCTTTTTTCACTGAAATAGGTGACACAATTGGTCCAATGATTCAATCTTCTTCAGCTGCTCGTAATAAAATATTACAGACATGGAAAGATATAGGCGGCAGAGAGATATTTATAGATGCTTTAAGGAATAGTTTTGAGGCACTACTTGCAATTGCGGCACCTATTAAAGAAGCTTTTACAGATATTTTTCCTAGTTTGCGCGGACAGGATCTATTAAGATTAACGAAAATCTTTAGAAACTTTACGGAAGGACTGATTATCAGTGGTGAAACCGCAGATAAAATTAAAAGAATATTTAAGGGTTTATTTGCTGGTTTTGACATCGCAAAAGATATTGTTGTAGCTTTAGCTACTGGCGTATGGGATTTAGTTAAAAGCTTATTACCTGCTGGAACTGGAGTTTTAGATTTTCTAGCTGGTTTAGGCGATAAAATGGTCGAAATTCATGATGTCATAAATATTTGGGACATTTTTGACACAGCAATGCAGACCATAGGTACCACAGCAGATACCGTCAAGTCAAAAGTGTTTGGATTTATTGATACTGTCAAGTCTAAATTTGAGGAGTTTAAAGGACTATTTTCTGGTATTTTTGATAATGTCGATACAAGTGCAATAGATGGTCTTTTCGATAAGATGAACTTCCGTTTCAAACCTTTAACTGCTTTGTTTACTGGGGTAGGTAAAGTACTAGGAGGTTTCGCTAATCTGGCTAAGAAAATAGCTCCAACATTCTTTAAATTGGCTAGCGCTATCGGGACTTTCTTTTTGAATCTTGGCTCTTCCATCATTGATTCCATTGTTAAAGCAGATTTCTCAAAGATATTTGATTTGATCAATAGTGGACTTATTGCTGGTATATTACTAGCAATTCGAAACTTTATCACATCCGGATCTGGTTTTATTGACCAAGCAGGGGGAGTATTTGGAGATATTTCTGGTATTTTGGATGGTGTTAGAGGCAGTTTACAAGCTTGGCAGCAAAATCTAAAAGCTAATACTTTATTGACTATTGCTGGAGCTATTGGTGTATTAACCTTGTCTTTGCTAGTTTTATCTGGGATTGATTCGGCTAAACTAACGGTTTCTCTTGGCGCTGTTACAGCTATGATGCTCCAATTAATGGGCTCTATGGCTGTATTTAGTAAAGTATCAGGAACTGGTCTTGGGGCCTTATCTGCATCAGCGGGTTTAGTTGCTTTGTCTGTATCTATTATGATAATGTCGGCTGCTCTATCAAAGCTAGGAAAATTAGATGCTGAAGAATTAAACAGAGGTCTAGGTGCTATTACAGCTTTGTCTATTGGGATGGTGATACTTAGCAGAGTAATGTCTCAGAATACAGGATCCATTCTTAAAGGTTCTGTAGGGTTAATAGCTTTTGGTCTTGCTTTGCTTGTACTGACGTCATCAGTAGCAAAATTAGGCGCCTTAGATCCTGCTGAGTTAACTAACGGGTTAATTGGTGTTGGCGTAATGCTTGCTGAGATAGCAGCATTTATGAAGTTAGTAGATCTTGACAAGATGGGTATAACTAAAGGCATTGGGTTAGCTTTGCTTGCTGGATCAATTATGCTTATGTCCGAATCAGTTGGAAAATTTGCTGAGATGGACCAGGCAAAATTACAGCAAGGTCTTATAGCTCTTGGTGCTGTCTTACTAGAATTGGCTCTATTTACTCAATTAAGTAGTGGCGGTGCTGGACTAATAGCCACTGGTATAGCCATGGTTATCATAGCTGGCGCCATCATGCTATTAGTAGATTCTATAACTAAACTTGGCGCATTAGATCCTACTCAAATAGGTAGAGGTTTATTTACTATGGGAGCTGCATTATTAATCATTGTAGCTGCTATGAATCTTATGCCTAAGAATATGATTATTACTAGTTTGGGTTTAGTGGCTGTTGCAGGGGCTATATTACTTCTTTCTGATTCTTTAGCTAGTATGGGCGGTATGACATGGGAAGAGATTGGAAAAGGTCTTGCGGCTCTTGCTGGATCATTACTTATATTAACGGTTGCTTTATATGCAATGAGTGGTACTTTGGCAGGTAGTGCAGCTTTATTGATTGCAGCAGGTGCTCTTGCTGTACTAGCTCCGGTTTTATCAACTTTAGGAGCTATGGGTATAGCTGAGATAGGAATAGCTTTATTAGCACTTGCCGGTGTCTTTGCACTTCTAGCAATTGCCGGATATTTATTAACACCAGTTATACCGACACTACTTGGTCTTGGTGTCTCTATGATGTTGATAGGTGTTGCTGCGATGCTGGTTGGTGCTGGTTTACTTGCATTTTCTATGGGCTTGGCAGCTATTGCTGTATCTGGCGCAGCTGCAGCAGTTGCTATTGTTGCAATGATATCTACTATATTGGGTATCATTCCATTGGTTATTAAGACGCTTATAGATACAATAATTATATTTGGGGAAGGTATAGTTGCTGCTGCACCAGTTGTAGCAGCTGCAATTACTGCTTTGCTCATGGGCGTTCTTGATATTATCATTAAAGTTACTCCGAAGCTTTTGCAAGCTCTTACTATACTATTAAAGGGCCTGATTCAACTTATTGTTGATGTCGTTCCGGACTTTGTTTCAGCTGTAATAACATTACTTACAACATTATTGGAAGAAATAGCAGCTAATATCCCAGCTTTTGTTCAAGCAGGGTTCGATATTCTGATAGGATTTTTGGAAGGAATTCGAGATAATATTTATGAAGTTGTAACTGTTGCAACAGAAATTATTACTGAATTTCTAGGTGGTATTAGTGATAATGTTGGGGACGTTATACAAGCTGGTGTAGATTTAATTATTGATTTTATTAATGGGATGGCAGATGCAATTGACAACAATACCGAACCATTACTAGCGGCCCTAGGACGACTAGGTGAATCTATTATTACTGCACTAGTTACAGCCATCTCAAATGGAGCTAAAGCCGTCTTGACTGCTCTTAGTAGTATTGTTACAGCTGCTATTAATGCTATTAAAGAACAATTAGGAATTAACTCTCCATCCAAAGTATTTATGGAAATTGGCGAGTCCATTCCTGAAGGTTTTGCTAAGGGCATTCTACATCTCAAAAATAGAGTTACGGAAGCTGTTCATAAACTAGAAAAAAGAGCTGTAGATGCCATGGGACCGGCTATAGCAACTATTACTGAGGCTTTATCTGGCAATATCGATTCCAATCCAGTAATTCGACCAGTAGTAGATTTAACTGACGTTATTTCTGGAAAGAAATCAATAGAAGAATTAATTTCTGGAAATTATATAAATTTGGCTTCTCCTGTAGATATTAGCAGAAATATATCTACTGGTTTGAGACCTATTGATATTTCTCCTGAGAAGTTAGCAGCTGCTGGTAATGTAGTTAATTACACTCAAAATAACTATTCACCAAAATCTTTATCGAGATTAGAAATTTATAGACAAACGAGAAACCAACTTATGGCTCTGAAAGGATTGGTATGATAAATTCTATAACTATAACTAATCACTTATCTGAGTCTATTACTGTCGATTTGAGAAACCCGGAGATTTCCTTCGGGTTTTTCATTAAATCTATAGAGGGACTTGGACCAGTAAAAGCGGATATTAATCTAAGAGAAATGGCAGGAATTGACGGAGGTTTCTACAATTCTGCTAGAGCTGATAGTAGAAATATTGTTTTTAATATTGGTTTTTTTAGTTTTTATACATATTTAGGTGGACGAAGTCCTGAAATTGATATGACTATAGAAAAAATTCGTCGATTAACATATAAATATTTTCCATTAAAAAGGAATATCAATATAAAAATTGAAACCGACGAACGTACTCTTTATACCACTGGTTATGTTGAATCTAATGAACCAAATATATTCAGTAAAGAAGAAGATACTATTATTTCTGTAATTTGTCCAGAGTCCTATTTCAAAGATATTTTTCAAAATAATGTATCATTTGGTTCTGTTACGCCAACTTTCCAATTTCCGTTTTCTAATGAATCATTAGTATCTAAACTTATTAGTTTTGGAACGATCATCCAAGAAACTACAAAAAATATTATTTATGAAGGTGAAACTCCAACAGGTTTTGTTATTCTAATTCATGCTATTGGACTAGCTACGAATATTGAGATTACAAATAATAGAACGTTAGGTTCCATTTATATAGATACAACTAAAGTAACAGCAATAGTTGGTTCGGCTATTCAAACCGGAGATGATATTATAATATCAACCATTAAAGGTGATAAATATGCTATATTCATCAGAGGAACCAGTATATATAATATTCTAAACGCGGTTATAACAGATATAGAATGGTTCGAGTTGGAGAATGGAGATAATGAGTTTACCTATACTGCTAGTAGTGGGCTTACAAATATTCAATTTTCAATAATTCACGACGTTCTTTATCAAGGAGTCTAGGATGATTCCATTATTTTTAGATTCCAATTTTAAAGAGGTAGATGTATTAGACGTTTATAACTCTTTTATTTGGACAGATAGATATAATTTCTGTGGAGATTTTGAATTTTCTGTAAGTCCTGTAGAAAAGATTTTTTCTATCTTGTCAGCTTCTAAATATCTTAAATTGGAAGAATCAGAACATTTAATGTTTATAGAAGATGTTAATATTCGTACAGATTCTGAAAAAGGAAATGAATTAATAGTAAAAGGACGATCGTTAGAATCAATGCTTGATAGACGAATCGCATGGGACATTTCTGATTTATATGGTGATTTTCAAACTGCTGGAATTTTTGAATTGCTTTATAATAATATAACTAATTCAGGTTTTGATAGAATAATAGCAAATTTTATTTACAGTGAGAGTACTGATCCTGACATAATGGCTGCTACAATTGGAGATCAATTTTGGGGAGAAGATCTCTATAAAATAATTTCAGAATTATGTTTCGATAAAGGCTTCGGTTTTAAAATTACTCGACCTGGAACTCAATTTATATTCGAATTATATAATGGAGTAGATCGTTCCTTTAATCAAACAACTAATCCATATGTTGTGTTTTCTCCAAATTTTGATAACTTAAAGAGTGGAGAGTATATTAAAACTGATAGATTTTTAAAAAATTTTGCTTTGGTCGTTGGCGAAAAAGGCGTAGGTAATGTCGAACTTACGACAACTGCGACAACTAACGAAGATGCTACAGATCTTGATAGACGAGAAATATGTATAAAAAATAATGACGTTAAAAGACGAGATCCAGGAACACCACTTTCAGATGCTGATTATCTTTTAAGATTAGAAAGAGCTGGTGAAATTGAATTAGCAAAGCATAAGACTATAGAAGCTTTTGAAGGTGAAATAGACGATTCTACTTTTTATTATGGAGTAGATTTTGGTATGGGTGACATTTTGCAAGTTGAAGATGAATATGGTAATTCTGCCGGATCAAGGGTTGTAGAGGTTATTTATTCTAAAGATACTTCTGGTTCTAAGATGATTCCAATATTTGCAGCTGTTTAAAGGAGAAAATATGGCTTTTACTTATGGTTTTTACAACTCATCAAGTGGCGATAGAGTATATGATGCTGTTCAAATATCTCAGATATTTGATGGGGTTATTAATGATGGGGTTTATCAAAAAATAGGTGATGCTTTTGGAGTAACGGCTACTGGAACAGATTTAAATGTATCCGTATTAACCGGGAGAGCATGGTTCGATCATACTTGGAATCTTAATGATTCAGCTCTATCTATTGCAATACCTGCGGGTCATCCGACATTAAATAGAATTGATTCTATTATATTAGAGGTAGATTCTTCTACAAGAACTAATGTAATAAAAAGACTTGCTGGAAGCGCAGCTAGTACTCCAGTACCTCCGACATTAACCAAGACAAGTACACTTAATCAATATAGACTTGCTGATGTTTATATAGGTCTCGGTGTAACAGTAATAAGACAACAAGATATTACATATAAAGTTGGAACGGATGATTGTCCGCTTGTTACTGGACCATTAGAGGTCATTAGTATAGATTCTTGGGTTGACCAATGGGAAGCCGAATGGGAAGCCTGGTTCAATTATATTATAGGAGAATTAGATACTGAAGTAGCTGGCAATTTGCAAAATCAGATTACTGCGATTCGTGGAGATAATAATCCTCCGCTTACTACCATATTAGCATTAAAAACTCATACACATACTTCTGGTATTGGAGATCCAATCTCCTCAAATGGTTTAGCAGATAATTCTGTAACTCCTTCTAAAATACTAAATCGTACACGATCTTTTTTAGTTCCTGTTAGTTATAATCTCTGGGGAAGTCATATATTTGGAGCTTATGGTACTGATCTTCCTTATACTGAAGATGTGGATGCTTATGGTTTTTTTCAAGTACCATCTGATTTTGTTTCTGGTATGACTGTAAAAGCCATTCTCAGAGCTAATGCTGGTGGGAATATGTATGGAAATGCCTATGCGAGTTATCTAGCTGATGGCCAAGGAAGCCCCCATAGTAATAGCATCGCAAATACTGCAGTTGGACTTTTTGTTGGCATAACAACTCATGCATATTCAATTAGTCTTACTAATGCAGCTATTGGGGATCATGTAAGTATTCGTCTTACTAGATTGGGTGGTAGTTATCCAACTTTAGATACTATTCAAAATTATATTTATTTAATGGGTTGGTATGTTGAATATACAGCCGATAGTTAATAGGAGAATACTATGTCTACTATAATGGCTGCAGGAAATGTAATTCTTTGCATAATGGTAGCCTATACTCAATTCTCTATTTTAAAACTACATAAATATACCTTAGAAAAAGAGCATAGAAGGATTAGAAATTTAATCGGTTTTATGTCTATATTTTGGGCTTTAATATATGTATATGTTATATTAGCAGATTTGAGCATTCTTCCAACAATGAATCAAACTACTTTTGGTCAAATCTTTATTAGACCTGCAAATTTCTTCTTATTTGGACTATTAGCGGCAGCTGGTTTTGAAACGCTGTTTAGATATAGACGATATGAAGAATTATTTGAAAAGGATAGAACAGATGAGTAATTTCAATGTAGCCAATTTTATTTCGTTACTTATGAGTCTATCTGCTTTGATATCTGTTCTTGTCCTTTTGCTAAAGGTACGGAATGAAAATAGAAAATTATTAGCAGAGTATAAAAAACTGACAGCCGAGGGGGAAAATCTAGATGCAGATACCGATAGACATTATATAGAAACTTATAGAATGCTGCATGATGAATTAAAAGCCTCTTATGCTGAAATTAAAGAACTTAGACAAAATCAAGAAAGTATTATTTGTCATCGCGAGTATGAGGAGCATCTTATAAGGTGTTTAAGGATTTTAACTGCTAAATTAGTATCTATGTCTATTGAAGTTCCATGCGCAACATTATCTTTTGAAGAATTCATTAAAAATAGGAGTAATGGAAATGATTCTAAATAATAAAGTTTATGATATATTGAAATGGTTTACTCTAATTGCTTTGCCTGCATTTGGTACTTTATATTTTGCTTTGTCTGGCATTTGGGGTCTTCCTTATGGAGAGCAAATCACTGCAACTATCATTGCATCGATCACTTTTCTTGGCTCTTTGCTTGGATTGAGTACTCTGCAGTATAATAAGAGAATGACTGCTGAAGACGAGAATATTGGATAAACCCTTCTCCTCGCATTATATACATAGCATATAATGAAAGGAGAAAATTATGAAACCCAAAACTATCGATATAGAGATCGAAAGACTTTTAGGTGTCATGAGAGAGTCTCATCCAAGTGATGAAGAATACTCAATAATGGCGAATAATCTGAAAACTTTATATGAAGCTAAAAGTAAAGAGTCTCATATAGAGTGGAATATTATTCTGCCAATAATTGGGCAGATATTCGTTACGGGGATGGTACTAAATCACGAACACCTAAACGTAATAACGTCGAGAATCGGAACGTTTTGGAGAAAGATTTGATCCGAAGGAGGAGTCATGGAAACATGGCTTCTCTTTTTTTCGCGTGAAAAACATATGATATAATAGAAATACTAACCCTATTTTAAAACAATAGGAGGATAAAGAGTGCTAACTTAGCACTCTTATTTTTCCCCGGGGGTAAACTCTGGGGAACCAAAATATATTCTTGAAAGGAGAAAAAATGAACACACTTAGTAAGATTGTTAATGCAGTTCTCAAGATCTTTGTTATGCTCTGCTTGGCAACCATAGGTATCTTCGCAATAACCTATGGCTATGAAGTCGCTATGAATATTCATCGATTGCCTGGTTTTCTTTTATTTGCAGTTGGTGGTATATTTATAGGATTCGCCTTTTTGGTCGGATTCGGAAAGAAGGGAGGTTAAATATGACATTTCTACAGATGATACTCGCCTGCTGTCTTGGATTAATTGTTATTCCTATTATCATAGTATGGGGATTACTTGTATTGGAAGTAATCTTTAAATTCTTGGAAGGAGAATAAATGAATATTAAAAGATCACTAAGGATGATCAAGCTAGGCGTCATAAAGAACTCACCAACTATATTGACCTTTTCTGGTGCGGTCGGAGTTGTAACGACGGCTCTCTTGACGATAAAGCCCACAATAAAAGCTGTACGCATGATCGATGAGGAAAATAAGAAGCGATTTGAGGCGTTTCTACCGCCATTAAAAGGGACAGATATAGGCAAAATGACCTGGACGCTATATTTACCACCATTAGCGTCTGGCGCTTTAACAATTGTCTGTGTCGTTTCCTCGAACAAGATTAGTCTTCAGCGTAATGCTGCTTTGCTAGGCCTGTATGCTTTAAGCGAGGCAAGTTTGAAGGATTATCAAGAGAAGGTGAGGACCCTCTTAGGAGATGGTAAGGACGAGAAAATCCGAGGAGAGATTGCTCAAGATAAATTGGATAAGAATCCAGTTAAAGAAGATCAGATTATTATTACTGGTTTTGGTGACTGCCTATTTTATGACTCCCTCTCAGGCCGATATTTCAAAACTGATTGGGAAAGCATTCGTAAAAATGTTAATGATTATAACGCATCATTGTTTGGGGAATACTATCAAACACTGAATGATTGGTATGATCTTATTGGTCTTGAGCCGGTCGAAATGGGCAAAAAGGTAGGTTGGGAGGCCAATAACGGGCTACTAGAGCTATATTATAGCGCTAAGATAGCCGAGATATCAAACAAAAAGCAGCCATGCGTTGTCATTGAGTATAAGAATGGCCCGAAGGACTTATAGAGTTCGCGGCAAAATCATATCGTATAATAGAAACCAACTATATTCTTAAAAGGAGAAAAAAATGTTTGAGAAACTGATGACCACTGTTAAGGACCCGAAAGTCTTGAAAGTCGCTGGTGTTGCTGTTGGTGCCCTGGTAGCTATTGGAGCTGCTGCCATGGTACTGAGCAATATGAACGACAATGAAGATCTGGTCGACGTGATCGAGGACGATCAACCCGCTTCTGAAGAGTAGATGGCGAAGAGGTGCTATAGAAATATAGCACCTTATTTTTCTTAAAAGGAGAAAATGAAATGTATGACAATTTGATGAGGACATTAAATATTTGTATTCCTATTCTTTTCGTAATTTTTATCGTTATGCTTATTCTGAGCGTATGGGTAATATCAGCAGAGGCTGCAACTGTATCAATTCCCTGGCGATTCTATCAACTCTATGAGAACCAGGCTTTGGAAGTTAATTGCAAAGCTGATTCAATGTCTGTTCAACGATTAGATCAGCAACGTGTATTAATCGTATGCGGAGAAGGATTTAGGAGTATAAAGTGATGCCATTTAATATTCGTATTAC